GTCAAACTATCCCAAAGTCATTTTTTATAAACCAGAGAAGTTCATGCGTACAGGACCACATAAGAAGCCGGAACGGTTCAAGATTGCTGCAGGCACTTCTCGCCCCGACCGACCGCCGGGTCCACGTGTCGAACTGCCTGCTATGTCGACGTTGCCCCCCGCGCCTGACTGGATGCCAAACGAGCATGCAGTGAAGGAGTGGAACCGGTTGGGGGCTATTCTCGTGACGAACAGGCTGCTGACAGAGGCGGGTATCACCATATTCGGGATGGTGTGTGCTCTGCACGGGAAGCTTGTTCAAATGTGGGCGTCGGGCGAGACCCCGACCGGGCACATCATGGCGCAGTATCGTTCCATGGTGAACGACTTCGGATTGACGCCTGCTGCGCAAAGCAAGGTGAAGCCCTTTGGCAAAGAGGACGAGGACAACCCATTCGCAAGGAACGGCAAGCCTCGAATGGTCTCGTGATTACGTCGCCATTGCCGATGAGTATGCCCGGCAGGCTGCAGACGAACGGAACCGCACGAGGTTTGGGAAGTGGACGCGACTTGCCGCGCGTCGCTATCTTGCTGACCGTGAGAGAGCGAAGCCTGGCGGGCCGTTTGTGTGGTCTGCCCGGCACGCCTCGGATCCGTGTGACTTCATCGAGAAGTTGCCCCACGTCGAGGGCAAGTGGGAAACGCCTCAGATCGTTCTGCATGAGTCGGATGTCTTCTTCATCTGCAACCTGTTCGGGTTTCGACAGGCGAATGGCGCGCGTCGGTTCAGCACTGCACTGAAAGCCATTGCGAGGAAGAACGCCAAGAGCACGATCGCAGCCGCCATCGGCTTGTATTGCGAGACGTGTGAGGATGAGGAGGGGCCGCAGGTCATAACGGGAGCGACGACCGGGGACCAGGCGCGCATTGTCTTCAACATCGCGAAGCGGATGGTGGAAAAGACCCCCGCCTTGCGCGAGCACTTCTTGCTTGAGGCGTTCGCCAATTCTATCGTCAGCATGACGAACGGCGGAACGTTCAAGCCGATCAATGCCAAGGCTAGTACGCAAGACGGGCTGAACCCGTCGACGGCCATCCTTGATGAGATTCACGCCCACAAGGACCATGGCTTTCTGAATGTCATCAGGTCTGCTGCGGGCGCACGGGCGAATCCGCTGTTCTTGTTTTGCACGACTGAGGGTTATGAGAGCCCGGGTCCGTGGGGCGAGCTGCGCCACTTCGCGAGGCAGGTGCTTGAGGGCGTTGTCGAGGCTGATCACTTCTTGGTCGTTTACTACGCTGTCGACGAGGAAGACAAGGAAGCCGGCATACCCGCCGATGATGACTTCGACGAGTCGACGTGGGTCAAGGCGAATCCGTTGATGGACGTGAACCCGCACTTGTTGCGGGAGATTCGCAAGGAGGCGATCGAGGCGAAGCAGATGCCCGGTCGTCTTGCTGAATTCAAGATTAAGCGACTGAACCGCCCCGCGTCTGCAGCGGGCGCGTGGGTCAACTTAGTCAAGTGGAAGGCGTGTGGCGGTCCGGTCGACCTAGAGTGGCTGCGGCCGTATCGGTGCTTCGGCGGTCTCGATCTCGCGAGCACGAGCGACTTGACGGTGTTCCGTCTGCTGTGGAATGTCGACGGCACCTACTACACGCACGGTTGGCGATTCGTTCCGCGGGCGGCGGTCAAGGCGCGCACTGAGCGAGGGCTGGTGCCTTATCAGAATTGGATCGACTCGGGGAAGTTGATCGAAGCGGGTGATGAGGTCACGGATTACGACGTGGTCGAAGAGCACGTTCTGCAGGCGAAGCGCACGTTTGCGCTTTCAATGGTCGCATATGATCAGTGGAATGCTGCGCAACTTGTGGCGAAGCTCGTGCGGGCGGAGGTTCCGATGCAGCAGTTCATCCAGGGACCGAAGAGTTACCATCCCGCGATGAAGGAACTGGAGCGCGCGTACACCAGCGGGAAGTTGCGGCACGGAGGGGATCCGGTGCTGGCATGGTGTGCGTCCAACATCGTTGCGCGGACCGATGTGAATGTGAACATGGCGCCGGACAAGAAGCGGTCGCCAGACAAGATTGACGACATAAGTGCACTGCTGATGGCGATGGGAATCTGTGTGGGTGCTCAGGCGCCGGTGTCCGTTGATGTTTTCTTTTAGGCTACTCAATCATGCAAATGGATTATGCCTTCTCGGCGTTGACCATTAAGAGCGTTGACGAGGAGAAACGGGAGATTCGGGGCTGGGCGACGACACCGGCGCCCGATCGAATCGGCGACATTGTCGAGCCGCACGGGCTCAAGTACGCGAAGCAGATCCCGCTGTTCCTTTATCACGACTCGCGCCAAGGTGTTGGTCATGCTGAACTCGGGCGCCCGACGAAGGACGGTGTGCCGTTCGTTGCGCGCATCCCGCGGGTTGTCGAGCCGGGTCGGCTGAAGGACTTGGTCGATGAGGCTTGGCAGCGCGTCAAATACAAATTGATTGCCGCCGTATCCATTGGCTTCAAGGAAGTCTCGGGCAAGGTCGAACAATTGAAGGGCGGCGGTCTGCGTTTTCTCGAGGCTGAAGTTTTGGAACTGTCGCTTGTGCCCATCCCGATGAACGCGGCGGCAACGATCGACAGCGTGAAGGCTGTTTACAAGTCGTTTGACGCAAGGCAAAGGCGGGCCGCGCTAGGCCATGACGCTAGAACCTCGCAAGACGGCTCAAACCCCGCCGGCGCTACGGCACAACGTCCGAAAGGGACGATTATGAGGACGCTGCAAGAGTTGCAGATGCGCCGCGACGAGGTCGCCGAGCGCATGAAAGAGTTGTGGTCGGGCTGCGGTTCGGACCGTTCGCAATTGCAGGCTGAGGAGGTCAAGGAATTCGACTCGCTGAAGAAGGAACTCGGTGAGCTGGATGCCTCGATCGACGACGAGCGCTCGATTGCGCGCGCGACGTTGGGTGCTGTCGAAGTTCCCGCGCGCACGATCACGAGCCAGGCCGCGGGTTCGCGTGCTCGTGCTGGGTTGCCGGCTGAGCCGAAGCACAAGGAGGACCCGGCGCGCAAGGGTGTTGCGTTCGCACAGTTCGTGCGACTGATGTATCACGCCAAGGGCATGCCGTTCATTGCCATGCAGCTCGCGGAGAAGAGCAAGTTCCGCTTTGGTCTCGATCCGCGTGTTCCGTTGATCATCAAGACAGCGGTTGAGGCGGGGTCGGTCGGCGGTAGTTCCACAGGCGGCAATTGGGGCATGGAACTCGTCGGTGACGAGACCGGCGCGGTTGCGGACTTCGCTGAGTACCTGCGCCCGCAAACGATTCTTGGCCGATTCGGCACGGGCGGCATTCCGTCACTAAACGAAGTGCCCTTCCGCACGCCGTTGCTCTCGATGACCGCAGGCCTGACCGGGCACTGGGTAGGTGAGGGCAAGGCCAAGCCGATGTCGAAGGGTGCCTTCGCACGCACGACGTTGGAGCCGCTGAAGTGTGCGGCGCTGACGGCGGTGACCAAAGAACTGCTGATGGACAGCTCGCCCAAGGCCGACGTGATGTTGCGCAACGAGCTGGGCGCGTCGCTGATTCAGGTCAAGGACGTGTCGTTCATCGATCCGACCAACGCGGGCACCGCATCCGTTGAGCCGCCCGCGGTGACCTACGGCATCACGCCGATCGGGGCAACGGGAACCGGCGACGCTGCAGACGTGCGGACCGACATTCGTGCACTGCTCGCAGCGTTTCGTGCAGCGAACAACCCGCCGCGCTCCGGTGTGTGGATCATGAATTCGAACACGGCCATCGCGCTCGGGCTGATGACGAACGCGCTGGGTCAGCCGGAGTTCGGCGGCATCACGATGAACGGCGGCAGCCTGCAAGGGCTTCCCATCATCGTGTCGGACTACGTCCCGGCGGACACGAGCGGGCACATTGTCGTGTTGATCAACGCGCAGGACGTCTTCTACGCGGACGATGGCGGTGTCACAGTGGCGACCTCGGAGCACGCTTCGTTGGAGATGGACGACGCGCCGACGAGCGACAGTGTGACGCCGACGGAAACGACGTCGGTGTCGATGTTCCAGACCAACAGCGTCGCGTTTCTTGCTGAACAACGCCTGAACTGGAAGCGCCGTCGTGACTCCGGCGTCCAGGTGCTGTCGGGCGCCAACTGGGGCGAGGCGTAGGTTCTTTTTGGGTGGTGGTGCCGTGATGTGATTCACCGGGGCTGGCTTCTCCCTGTCCACGCCGCCCCGGTGTTTTTTTCGTGAAGGAGTCGATGATGCGATTGAAGGCAAGGCGCTCGTTCAGGTATGCGGGCCGTCGACTTGAGGTCGACGAAGAGTTCGACACGAAGTCGGAACGCGACGGTGTGCTGTTGGTCGCTGTGGGAAGTGCGGCGAATGTGGACTTGCCCAAGCCGCGCCGGGGTCGTCCGCCGAAGGTCACGAAGGTAGAGACGCCGGAGCCGCCGAAGGTCGCTGCTGATGACTTCCCGCCTCCTGACGAGATGGA